AACAGGAAGAAGCTCCGAATCCAACTGTAACCACGATGATGAATAAGGCTCAAGGCCTGTTTGAAAAAGGGCTCTACCAGCGTGCGGCCACAGTTCTGATGGATGCCTTCAATCGCTCTAAGAACGAAGAGCAGCGGATGAAGATACTGATTGAGCGTCAGCGTTGCCTGAGCATGGCGCCGAAAGTGAAAGCACCCTCTGATGCATGGTGTCTGGCTGGCCGAGCGAGGAATGTCTGATGATCCACTACCACGGAGGACCAATCACACCGGACACATGCGCGCTGAAGGCATGGAAAGGCAGGCACGCTTTCATCTCCTTCGCTAACCCCGGCCAAATAGCCCTGGCCAGCAAAGTCACCCAGTCTTTCGCGCTGGATAACGGCGCATTCAGTTTCTGGACAAAGAATCATGTTGTTGACTGGAGCGAGTATTACCGCTTCGTTGAGCGCTGGGGTAACCATCCTCGTTTCGGGTTCGCTGTTATTCCAGACGTTATCGGCGGCACCAGCGAAGAGAATGACGCTCTTATTGCTGAATGGCTTCACGGGAAAGTCGTAGGAGCGCCGGTATATCACTTTAACGAGCCAGACGAGCGCTTTATTCGTTTGTGTCATGAGTTCCCGCGCGTTTGTATCGGCAGCATGGGCGAATATGACGCCAAGCGACCAAGAGCGTGCCGGGCGAAACTGCGCGACCTGATAAGTCACGTAGTCGATAAAAACGGCTATCCAATTACGAAGCTTCACGGTCTACGCATGCTGAATAAAGAGATCTTCTCCCACGTTCCGCTCTCGTCAGCTGACAGTACAAACGTAGCTCGCAATATCGGTATAGACAAAGTGTGGAATGGTTCTCCCTACGCGCCAGCAAGCAAAGAAACCCGCGCGGCGGTGCTGGTAGAACGCATTGAATCATTTAACTCCGCAAGTTCGTTGAATTACGACGCAGAACGCGATCGGTTTACGCCACAACTTGCGTTTGAGGTGTAACGCTATGACCGGGAAATACTCACTCATTTATGCCGACCCAGCCTGGGAATACGGGAACACCATCAGCAACGGCGCTGCAACCAACCATTACGGCACGATGAAGCTTATCGACATGAAGCGCTTGCCGGTTTGGGACCTGGCTGCCGATGATGCAGTTCTGGCTATGTGGTTCACCGGTACGCACACCCGAGAGGCTATCGAGCTGGCTGAAGCGTGGGGCTTTAAGGTCCGCACGATGAAGGGCTTTACCTGGGTAAAGTTCAACCCACTGGCAGAGAAGCACATCAACAAAGCACTTCAGGCAGGCCGTGTAGAGGATTTTTACGACTTCTTAGACCTGCTGAACGCACAGACCCGCATGAACGGCGGGAACTACACCCGAGCCAATACCGAAGACCTGTTGATCGCCACCAGGGGAAATGGACTGGAACGCAAGTGCGCCAGCATCAAGCAGGTTATCTACAGTCCACTCGGTGAGCACAGCCAGAAGCCAGCAGAGGCGCGTTTCCGTCTGGAAAAACTATATGGTGACGTTCCGCGCATCGAACTATTCAGCCGTTGCGGTGCGCCTGGCTGGGACCACTGGGGAAATCAATCTGAATCACCAGCTGTTGAGCTTATACCGGCAGTTGCCGTTCCCATGAAAAAACTACAGGAGCGCGCCGCATGAAAAAGCTATCTACCGAGCATGAGAACGCTGTGCGTGATGTAGCCCGTCAATGCAACGATGCCATCAAAAAAGCCCTAAAGCAGAAGCCAAAGCCAAGCTGGAATGTCGTAGTGCCTCCGATCCTGAAGGAGTACCACGAGAAGGTTAAACCGATGGGCGTAAGCCTGGTGATGTTCAACAGCGTAATCGGACGCCTGAACGGGCGTTATGGAGTCGAGTCATGATCGAATTAACGCCGCGTCAGAATGAAGTGTTCGAAGCTATCAAGGTTCATATCGAAAAGGCTGGCTTCCCACCTACGATGCTGGAGCTTGCCGGATTAATTGGCTGCGCATCACCGAACGCTGCTGTAGCGCACGTGAAGTCACTTAAAAAAAATGGTTACATCACCGTTGCTCCTGGCGCAGCCAGGGGCATTACCGTCGTCAAAACGGAATGGGATGCAGATCCAGTGACGATCATCAAAGACCTGCTTTCCGATGGAGATAAGGCCAGAGATAACGCTGTTGAATGGCTGAAAAAACAGGGAGTGACGTTATGAAACTGGTGCTCCCATTCCCACCGAGCGTAAACACATACTGGCGAGCCCCAAACAAGGGGCCGTTAAAAGGCCGCCATCTTATCAGCGAGAAGGGCAGGGCATACCAGACCGCGGCATGTGCAGCGATCATTGAGCAACTGCGTTGCTTACCAAAACCATCATCATCACCAGCTGCGGTGGAGATCCTTCTCTTTCCGCCAGATGCCCGCCGCCGCGACATCGACAACTACAACAAGGCGTTGTTTGACGCGCTCACGCATGCAGGCATTTGGGAGGATGACAGCCAGGTGCAGAAAATGCTGGTGGAGTGGGGGCCGAAAGTGCATGGCGGAAGGGTAGAAATATCGATAACCAGGCATCAACCAACAATGGGGGGAATTGGGTGAGAGCCATACTGACGCCTGAAATTGCGCCGATATCCGGGGTGGTTCTGTTCCGCCCTGGTACCGAACTGCTCTGGCTATTCCGTCAGGGAAGGGTAGTTATTGAGCCACCATCCGAAGCCATACAGCATCTGCCATCGGGATTAATCCCTGAAGCCCACCAGCCCCTGACTGACGATGCCAACATGCAGGCTATTTTCGTTAACGAAAGGGTCATTCAGCGAGCTGGTGGATTGAGTAGCCTTGATGCCTGGCTGGAGAGAAAATTTGAATGTCAGTGGCCTCACACTGACTGGCATGCCAGTGACTTTACGGTAATGCGCCACGCTCCAGGGAGCATTCGTCTTTGCTGGTCATGTGATAACCATTTACGTGAGCAAACCACTGAAAGACTGGCAGGAATTGCCATGCAGAACCTGGTAAAATGGCTGCTGGAAAGGGTAAATATTGATTTAGGTTTCAGCCCTGACCACACTCTTTCGCTTCCTGAGTTCTGCTGGTGGATGGTACGTAATGATCTGGCTGACCTTGTTCCTGAATCAGTGGCGATTAAAGCACTCAGAATCAAGCCAGAACAGCACAGTTCAGTGATGAGGGAAAGCGACATTGTCCCGTCATTACCGGCTACGCAAATCTTTCAGGAGAAGGCAAAAAAGATAGTGGTGGTGAAGGTCGATCCTGAAACGCCGGAATCTTTCATGCTGAGGCCAAAGCGCCGACGCTGGGAAAACGAGAAATACACCCGCTGGGTGAAGTCGCAGCAGTGCTGTTGCTGTAATAACCCGGCAGACGACCCCCACCACCTGATAGGCCACGGGCAGGGTGGAATGGGTACCAAAGCGCATGACCTGTTTGTGATACCGCTGTGCAGAGCGCATCACGACGAGTTACACGCTGATCCCGTGGCATTTGAAGCGAAATACGGCGACCAGTTAACGCTGCTGTTTCGGTTTTTAGATCGTGCGCTGGCAATCGGCGTACTGGCGTAAGTGGAGACGCAAATGATCAATCCTTCAGAAGTAGGCAAATACGGCGAGTTGGTTCGCCTTCGCACTCTCGAAAGTATCTGGGTACAGGGAAAGCTCCGCATGTGGGGCCGCTGGTCTTATATCGGTGGTGGCTCGGGCGGAAACATGTTCAACCAGCTGCTGGCATCCGGGAAAATAACCAAATCCGCCATCAACGATGCGCTGCGCCGCATGAAGAAATCCGGCATCACTAAACCCGAGCTGGAAGCATACCTGCGTGAAATCCTCGACAGTAAAAACAAAACTGGCCTGGCGTTCTGCTCAGACGAGGAGGGGCTAATGATTGACGGCGTTATTGCAGCGGTATTGATGAACGAAGAATACCGTGGGCTGTATGGCGTGATTGTTGATCGTCATCGTCTGCGTAAAAGCAAACTCCAGATGGCTAAAGAGCTTAATTCAAAACACCCCGACTGGACCTTTATCACATGCCGCCGTCGCATTGATACATGGATTAGTCTTGCAGAATCGATCCTGTACGCACCACTTTGTGACGCGTTCGGCACAAATGGCGACAGATTTAAGTTGCAGGGTGAGCAAGAAAGTGCTTAAATTGTGTTAGGCTCGGGACGTTAAAGCGAACTGAGCAATAAGACATGAACCCGCCACTGCTGCGGGTTTTTTTTGTCTTGAAATCAGGGGCGGCCCTGAAAAAGTCCGCCAGTTCGTAAACCGCGTGTTTGCGCGTCGACCCGAACCGTGGCGGCTGGGAGGTCGCCTGTTTTATTCTGGTAATGGGTACTTGAGTATTACCTTTCTTGTTTTAAGTTCACGCGGCCCCTTTGTAGGATCATAAAAGTACCAGATATTAAACTTACGCTCGGAGCCCCAGGTGTCATAGTGGAAACCATCCCAACCTAAGTAACTTGCGATTTTATTTGCGACTGCAATTTTTCGTGGGTTAGAGGCTTTGTCTTGGTAGGCACTCATTACAGCACCAAGTAGAAAGTCGCAGATCTGGATTTGAGCCGATTCTTTTGAATCCTTGGTGATTACAGCCTTTATGGCTTCTTCTTTCCCTGTTGCATTTTTGATAATGTTGTTTGCAATCTTATGAAAAGCCTCGTCAGCTTTATCGTACCTAGATGCAATTGGGTCAACATCAATACGGAACTCACATTCTCTATCTGGGAATTTGCGAATCACACGGATGATTTTCTTTGTCAGTAACTCAGTGAAGTGTTTACGCATTGCTAAATCATAATCACCATCGTGGAACTCTTTGTTTACATGCGCTTTCTGAATAATTATGCAGTGAAAGGCAAGCCACTGATATTTAAAAAAAGCTTCAATGACATCATCATAGAATGCAGCGTTTTGTTTAGAATGAGCCTTTTGCCATTTAAGCTCATCTGAACAGTTATGTTTCTCACGAAGTTCCCGGATAATCTGTACGAAGTCACCACGACGTTGGTATTTCATCCATAGGCTTCCAAACCCATAGAATCGTTGTCCGCCGGTTCCTGACTCATCACAGGAAACGTGCCAGATTAATTTACCCGGATTATCCTTGTCAGACATTGTAACCCTTATCGAGATAGTGATAGAGGAGAACAATATTTAATCATCTTGTAAGGCATTGATAAAGATCGTTTTCTCTTTGAGAATCAGATTTTCTTCAGCGCTATTACGTACCTACATTTCATACAAGACTGAGGCTGCCATTTGGCAGCCTTTTTCATATCCGCGCCACGCTCGGCGCAATTCAACCACAGAGCCTTTCAGGGGTGAGCCATAGGGAACGGTCGGTGTGACTGTCTCTGTGGGCTGATCATTCCTGAGCGCTGGCTCACCCGCTAAAAGGAAAGTCACTATGTTCGGTATCTTCAAAAAGAAAGCACGTAAAGCTGTTGTCGAAGTTAAGAAAATGGAAAACCGCGACGCGGTTGAAGCTACGGTGTGGGGTGCTTACTCCATTGCGTATGCCGACGGCACATGCGACGCGAAAGAAATCGCCACTCTGGAAAAAACCATTTCAGCATTGCCTGCTTTCGCACCGTTCGCTGGTGAGATCGCACAGATGAGTAGCAATATCCGTGCTCGCTATGAAGCTTCGCCGCGCTCTGCTAATGCTCAGGCGCTGCGCGAACTGGCTGACGTTGCCTGTACAAACGATGCTGTTGATGTTCTTTGCCTGTGCCTTGATGTCGCTGACAACGACGGCATCGGGGAAGAAGAAGAGAAGCAGCTCAAGAAAATCGCTCAGGCGCTGCAACTCCCACTGGACCAGTACCTGTGATCGGGAAACTGCGCTGGGTAGCCGCCGGGGTATTGATGTTCCTGGTGGTTGCCATCGACTTTACCAGCAAAATGATGTCCATCCTTGCTGATGGCGTGCTGGTAGCCGGGGTAACTGCTTTACTCTGGCCCCTGTTTAAATCCAGTAAATAACACTGTGCAAAAGGTCATTTCTGATGGCCTTTGACAGAGTGAATTTTTTCTTCGGTGCTATAGTTAATCTGGCTTTCGATAATGCTCTCGATACTGATAACACTTGGTGGGGATACACCAACTTCGCAGAGACAACTGCATGACCCATGACCAGCAACCCAATGCTGGTCTTTTTTTTTCCGCCATTAGCTCAACTGGAAAGAGCACGGAGCTTCTACCTCTGTGGTTCGGGGTTCGAATCCTCGATGGCGGACCAGTGTCCAATTCGTTAAGCGAGGAAGTTTCTCAACTCTGATTTATGCGCTATTTTTTTATTGTGGTGAATCCCCCTATGCGGAGTGGCGTTCCAGCAGTTACCTGAAAAGGAAACCTCTCAGACGCGGGAATGTTTGCTGGAGTAATTCTCACCGGGAGGCACCCGGCACCACTCTCTAAGCTATTGCCAAATTAGCAACTATGCTTGCTGTCCGAGCAGGCTTTTTTTGTCGATACAGATAAAC